TTACTCACTGATTACGCAATTATTACTTTGGGTGGTAAATTAAAAAGAAAGGAACGTGTATCAGGTAGGTTTGCGGATGTGATTAGTAACTTATACTTATGCTCTGCTGTGTTAAAACAATTTGAAAATCAAGGTTGTCCGAAAGATGATTTACCATTGATGCATTGGTCTTGTCAACATACCCTCTATGAAGCACAACAAGCTTTAGTTGAGGTTATGAAAATATTACCCTTTAGTGGTGGTATTAGTAGATTAATCATTTTTCCATTTGGTAAACCATACTCTTCACCAACAGATAAATTAGTTCATCAAACAGCTTCCATTTTACTAAATGATACCGAAACAAGGGATCGTTTAACGCATGGAATTTATGTTAACGATAGAGAAGATGACGCAACAGGTCGTATTGAATGTGCATTTAAAGCGGTACTTGCCGCTATACCAGTTGAGAAAAAAATCAGACAGGCACAAAAAAATGGTTTATTAGTTAATACTATTAGAACTCAATTATTGGACAACGCCCTTGAGATAAACATCATTACACTTGAAGAACGTGGATTGCTAGATGAGGCAGAAAGAATGCGAAGTCTTGCAATCGAAGTAGACGATTTTGAAACACTAAAAGTATAAAAATAATTAAAGTATAAAAATAGTATAAATAGTTATATTAATAATAATATAGTTATTTGATATGGAAAATTATTTTGGAAAAAATGGGTTTATTTGGTTTATAGGCGTTGTCGAAGACCGAATGGATCCAGAAAAACTTGGTAGGGTTAGGGTTAGATGTATTGGGCATCATACCGAAGATAAAGCGGATATAGCAACAAAAGACCTATCATGGTCAACTGTTATGTCACCAACAACAACACCATCGATGGATGGTATGGGGTCTACACCTCCATTTCTTGTAGAAGGGTCATGGGTTACTGGCTTTTTTATAGATCAATACAGACAAGAATCTATTATAGTTGGATCTTTGCCTGGATTCAATACCAAAAAAGATACTATTACAAGAGGGGATAAAGGATTTTCTGATCCAGCTAGTATATATCCTAAAAATGGTATGGATTATGACACTAATAAATTAGGAAGAGATGGAGGGTATAATAAAACCCATCCATCATATATAAACAGATATTCTAAAAGAATATGGTCTGGAAGTGACGACAATCCGGATAATATACAAATAGCCACAAAACCTAATAACAAATCTGTTGATCCCAGTGGAACTGATGATATTAGAAAAATGTGGTCAGAACCAGAACCTAAATTAGGGCTATCAACTCGATATCCATTTAACCATATACAAGAATCTGAATCTGGCCATATTCATGAAATTGATGATACGCCAGGCGCAGAAACAATTTTAAATTATCATAGATCTGGAACATTTGAAGAAATTTTACCTGATGGTTCTAAAACTACTAAAATTGTTGGATCTGAATATGAAATAACTATATACGATAAAAACGTTTATATCAAGGGTAAATGTAATATAACCATTGATGGTGATTGCAGACAATTGGTTAAAGGTGATTATGTATTAGAAGTTTTTGGTGATTATACTGAAAAAATTCATAAATCAAAGCACACAAAAATTGGCGCTTCTGGTGAAGGAAATTATACATATGAAATAAATGGTAATCGTTCTGGTCATATTAGTGATACAGATAAATTAACTATAGATTCAAATTATTCTAGAATTTGTAAAGGCAATCATACAGATAAAGTAAATGGTACATATGATACTACAATTTTAGAAGATTATAATACAATGGTTGATGGAACATCTTTATTTTCATGTAAAGGTAATATTACAATAGCATCATATACAGAAAATGTTAATATATTCGCTGTTATGGATTTAAATTTAGATGCTGTTATGGATGTAAATATAAATGCAGATATGTATATGTACGCTACCGCTTTAGAAATTTATTTAAACTAATATTAATATGTATAAAATAATTGCAAATGTTTCATATTCTAAAATAGGAAATCCGTATCATACTATTGATTATTTATTACCAGATAATACTGAAAATATAAAAGGTGATAACTTTGGTTTACATATACATTATCATGGTGGGACATGGGGAGAATCAGAAATTCCATTTTCTCAAGGTGGTGATAAAAATGAACAAATAGAAGTAACACTAGCTAAACATGCCGCATATATAGTTTCCAATCAAGACCCAGATGGTACAATAATAGCCCTAGTTAATTATAGACTTTCGGGAGAGGTATCATTAACAGATATGTATAATGATGTAATTACATCATTTAAGCACATATTAAATGATACAATTGATGGTGGTTTAAATGTTAATCAAACTAAAATATCAATATCTGGTGCTGGCTCGGGAGCTCATTTAGTTGCATGTATGGTTTCAAGGCCATTTGATCTTAAAAAGACATTCCTAAATTTAATAAATGATGTAATACTATATGGATTGCCAGGCAATCTTAATGATTATAAAGAAATATCTGTTAATCCATATGGATTAATTTGGAATTGGACAAAAGTTTCTTCATCAGGTCTTGAATTTAGTCCAGAAGGCGCATGGTTTAATTCATGGGTAAAAAATTCCGAATTAATTGATTATAATCCTAAAACTTTAATGGAAGGTTTTAGGGGTAATATAAATTTTACCCCAAGATTTAACCTTCATATGTTCCATGGTCGTAATGATATAACATCAGATGTTAGAAGTGCTATAGAATTTTTAACAGCATATAAAAAAGTATCCGGTGCTGGATCTGGATATTCAGATGAATCAGAAATAGCAATACAAGAATTATATATTGCTTATTTTGGTCGTCCCGCTGATCCATCAGGTTTTAAATATTGGTTAGATTCATTATCTAACGGAGTAACAATCACATCAATTGCAAATGCATTTGCAGCTTCAGAAGAATGGCAGGTAATTAATGCATTAAATACAAATGATTTCTTGATATTAATATATCAACAATGTTTTGGAAGGGGATATAATGTCAAAACCCCCCCATCATCAGCATCAGAAACATCATTGCAAAAATTATACATTGCTTGGTTTGGTCGCCCAGCTGATCCAGAAGGTCTTATTTATTGGGGATTACATTTAGACAGTGGATCTACAACTATAAACGATATAGCAACAAATTTTGGTGTTCATTCACCATCTATTCTTGCTTTAAATACAAATGATTTCTTAATATTAATATATCAACAAGCATTTTCTAGAGTATATAATCCAGGCTTATCATCAAATAATCCAGTATCATCAGCATCAGAAACATTATTACAAGAATTATATATTGCTTGGTATGGTCGTCCAGCTGATCCAGAAGGTCTTTCCTTTTATGGAAATGCATTAGACAATGGATCTACAACTATAAACGATATAGCATTTGAGTTTGCAAACTCATCTGAAGGACAAATATTTATAAATCTCGGCACAAATGCATTCTTATCAGCGGTATATCTACAATCATTTTCAAGAGGGTATGATAATGCAGTAGGTGCTGATGGTACATTCTGGTATGATGCAATTGAAAGTGGTGCTACCACCAAAGAATTGGCAATGGTGCAAATTCTTCAGGGTGCTGGAGGTTCTGATTATACAGCACTGAGTAATAAAGTTATAGTTGCAAAAACATATACTGAGGCAGTAACTAATGATAATAAAATTTATTCTGGAAATATTGCCGCATTAGAAGCATCATTTGTTATAGATAGAGTTACATCAGATTCTTCTACAGTGTCTCCAGGCAATACAGCGGCACAAACTGCGGTTGATAATTTACCATTTGGTAATATTGTTGATGGAGATAATATTACTACTGGAGCTGGTGTTGATGGTACATTTTGGTATGATGCAATTGAAAGTGGTGCTACCACCAAAGAATTAGCGATGGTGCAAATTCTTAACGGAGCTCAAAATGCTGATTTTTCTGCAATGAGTAATAAAGTTATAGTTGCAAAAACATATACTGAGGCAGTAATTGATGACAATAAAGACTTTTCTGGTGCATCAGCAATTTCTACATCTCAATCCATTCTAGCCGCTGTTACATCAGATTCTTCTACAGTGTCTATAGGTAACACAGCGGCACAAACTGCGGTTGATGCCTTGAATTCTGCTCCACCACCAAATCCTAATTTAGGCCCTGATGGTTCATATTGGTTTGATCAAATTGAAAGTGGCGAAATGCCCAAAGGATTGGCCGCAGCAAATATTATTTGGGGAGCTCAACATTCAGATTCCATAGCAGTGCAGAATAAAGTCACTGTAGCTCGAAATTTTACTTCCGAAATAATTAAAACAAATAAAGACTTTTCTGGTGCATCAGCAATTTCTGCATCTAAAACCGTTCTGTCTGTTGTTACATCAGATTCAGCTACAGTGTCTATGGGTAATGACGGGTCAAAAATTGTAATCGATAATTTACCTCTAAGTGATGAGGAAGGTGTTCCTGTAATTCACGCTTCTATGAAAATTTATGAAAATTCTGGACATGCATTAGAAGGATTATATACAGATCCAACACAACAAACAGACACATTAATACCTCATCCATATACATTCCCTAGAGATGGTTCACTTAGTTATACAGAAGAAAATCTTGGTTCTATTACATCATTATTATCTGATTTTAAAGCTGCATCCGCATCTGCCCCTAAATTTGATTATACTAACGATCCTATAATGAATATGAATATAGGTGGAATTCCTATATTAGATGATAATGGCGATGTAACATTATCAGAAGGAGCATTAAAGGGATGTGGAGTTAATATGGCAATAGATTTTCTTGATGAAAATTTAAATAAAGTTTTAGATAAAGGAAAAACTATTGACAAATTCACTTCAGCTTTAGCTTGGTGTTCAGAACTTCAATCATTAGGAGATGATATTATTGGTAATATCAGGGGCGAATTAAATATACCATCTATATCAGATATAACAGATAGTCTTCCAGAATCAATAGGTTCAATAGCTGAAACTGCAGTTAAGGCTGGTGCAATATATGAATCTGTGCAGAATGGTGGACTTGATATATCAACTCTTAATAATGCAATGTCGGTTATGAATACAGATTATGGAGATGCATTAGGTAGTATTGGATTAGACTCTAATAAAATTATGAGTATTGTAAGTGGTGGTGATTCAATTTCATCCATACTTAATGGTGGTAGTTTATGTGAAACTATGCCAAATATATCAAAATTAGCTTCAGGAGAAGTTTTAGAAATTTTAGCTCCTGTGGAATTAGCAACTAAAGATATTAAACCTGAAATGGCCAAACCAGAAGATATTGATATAATAGCTTCTGATAATATTAAAAAAGAATTAGAAACAGAACTCAAACCAACCAATTCTTTAACTGCTAAAAATAAAGAAGTAACTAAGAGTTTTGTACAAAATACCAATGAATTAATTGGTATATCTTTAGGAGTAACAACAAAATTAAAATTAGAACTTCCTATATCAGATAATCCTAGAGATTTCCGTGAAAATCCCACACAAATGCATTATTCTATTACTAAACCTATAACAGATATAGCTAAAAATCTAGATTCAGGGATACCAAGATCCACGCCTGGATTAGTTGATACAGATGTTGGTGTTCAACAATTGAATTCATTTGTTAATAATAGATCTTCAGATGAAGATCCAAGAGGTGCATCAGGTAATATGATAGCTGATATGTCAAATATATTAACTTCTGGTATTAATTTCAGCAATGAAGAATTATCAAATTATACAGATCCTAGTTCTTTAATAAATATTATTAAATCTAAACTACCGAATGAAGATTCTACTATATTACCAACAGGATTATTAAATTTTGATGATCCTAATCATGAAGGTGTTCAAAAGATTAAAGATATTCATGAAGAAATTAAATAACAATAATAACACAAGATTAAATCGTTATATAACACAGAGAAGAGTAAATCATCTTCCTACGATACATAATGATTCTATAGAATCTATGTGGAAAAATGATCCATACTTTAATAATGACATTATTAAGGAACAATCTGGATATACCGATCTGGAATACAGAACACATTTTTCTAGATCGGAATTGATAGAATTATTTGAATTATACAATCAACTCCAGGCAGAATTGTCGGAATAGGATACTTATGCATAAATATAAATTTAATCTTACAAAAGTAATAGATGGTGATACAATTGACGGACAAATTGATTTAGGATTTAATATATTATATAAAGTTCGTATAAGATTATCTGGAATAGACACTCCAGAAACCAGAACTAGGAATTTAACAGAAAAAAAGTATGGTATTGAAGCAAAGAATAAACTTTTAGAATTACTTACGGCCGATTCTGAAGATATTGTTGTTCAATCACACGGTCTTGGTAAATTTGGTAGAGTTTTAGGAACTCTTTATGTTGGAGATAAAAATATCAATGATATCATGATATCAGATGGTTATGCAATTGAATACCATGGTAATAAAAAAATAGAAACTTCCAAATTATTAGAAATGCTTGATTTAGTACGTTCAAAGAAATAGGTAAAATATGGCACATCCAGTAGCTCCATATAAAAAAACTCCAGCTGTAGCTAGAGGTGATCAAGTAGATATTGTAAATACTAATCATGGTTGTCAATCTACAACTACAACTGATGAATGTTCTGATGATGTATTTGTAAATGGTATTGGTATACATAGACAGGGCGATAATAATACAATTCACTTAGTAAGTTATGGTATTTGTGTTCCACATCAAACACCTATAACTATAGGATCAATAACTGTATTTGCAAATTCAATGGGTGTTGCTCGCGTGGGTGATTATTATACTGGTGGAGAAAATGTTTCTTGTAACGATACGGATGATGATAATAACCAAGACAATAATTCGAATAATTCGAATGGATCGCATGATGTATTTGCAGGGCCAATAAACTCATGTTATTCATTATAAATAATAAGATACAATAAGAAATGGTAATATTCATATGAATAAAGATATTTTTAAAACGCCCGATAAGCGTTGGAAAGATTTTGATTTAAATTTTTCCACTCATCCTGATACTGAAGATTTAACATTTCTTATTGATGATAACGCAATAAAAAGATCAGTAAAAAATTTAATATTTACAAATAGAACAGAAAAATTATTTAATCCTACATTTGGTTCTGATATAACGTCAATGTTATTTGAAGATATTGACATAGTAGGTGTATCTTTTATTAAAGATACTATATTTAAATTATTACATACATATGAACCAAGAATTATTACTTCTGATATAAGAGTATCTTCGTTAAGTAATAATTTACGCGTAACAATTGAATATAGAATTATATCTAAACCAGAAGAATTACAAGTAATAGAAACGCTCATAGAAAGGATAAGATAATGAGTACAACAGATAAATTGGGGTCAACTACCGAGCAAGATTTTGATGAAATTAAAAATAATTTAAAAATTTATTTAAAAAATCAAGGAGAATTTACAGATTATGATTTTGAAGGATCTGGTGTTTCATCCTTAATAGATATTTTGGCCTATAATACCCATTACATGGCATTGACTGCAAATATGACTGCCAATGAAATGTTTTTAGATTCTGCAGTTCTGAGGAATAATGTTGTATCTCATGCTAGAAATTTAGGATATACACCTAAATCTAAAAGATCCTCTAAAAATGTTATAACTCTAACTGGATTTACACAAAGTGGTGGATCTTCTAATCAAATAGAAACAGTAATATTACCTAAAGGATCTAAATTCTCATCTGGGGATTCGGGTAAATTTTATACATTTGTAACTAATAAAGAGTATTCATGTATCAGTTATGATGGATCTATTTTATTTGAGGATATAGAAATATTTGAAGGTAAATATGTCACCAATACTATTACAGTACAGGAAAATGAAAAACAAATATATGAAATACCAAATAGAAATATTGACACCACTACCCTTAAGGTTAGTATAAAAGATTCTATATCTTCTACAACTTTTAAAGAATATAAATTAAATAAATTATTAACAGATTTTAATTCATCTTCAGGAATATATGAAGATTCAGAGTACTTTTTTCTTCAAGAAGGACATGATGAAAAATATGAAATATATTTTGGTGATAATGTTCTCGGTAAAAAATTAACTCCTGGCAATATTATTGAAATAACCTATATTATAACTTCTGGCCCTGAAGCTAATGGAATTAAAACTTATACAAGAAAAGATTCTACTCCATATATAGGTTCACTTACATTAACAACAAATTCACCTTCATATGGTGGTGGTTTATTAGAATCAATTGAATCTGTAAAATTAAGTGCCCCAAATACATTTATGGCTCAAAATAGAGCTGTGACTTCTAGAGATTATGAACATTTTGTAAGAGAAATATATCCAGAATTAACACAGATATCAGTATGGGGTGGTGAAGCGAATGATCCACCAATATATGGTAAAACATTTATAGCAATCAAACCTTTTACAAATGCAATTAAAAAAATAATACAAGATAGATTAAAAATATATAATGTAGCTTCTATTACACCAGAAGTTATAGAACCATATTATATGTTTCTTGAATTGAATGTGGATTTTATTTACGATAATACTATAACAAAATTTACTGAAAATCAATTATCTTCATTAGTTCGCGAAACTGTAGATAATTATAATTCTAGTACATTGTTGGAATTTAATACACCTTTTAGATATTCAAATTTTTCCTCTTTAATTGATAATACAAATAAAGCTATAATATCTTCTAATACCACAATTAAAGTTAAACAGTATATAAAACCTTTACTAGGAACTGATCATTTATATGAAATTAATTTCTCTAATAAATTATATAATCCTTATGATTCATACAAAGGCCTTGAAGGTAAAGGATCTGTTTGGTCAAATGGGTTTTATAAAGATGGTGATAATAATATAATATTTTATCTTAAAGATTCTGGTTCGGGTAAATTAGAACTTTATTATCATCCTACTGGATCTACAGAAATGGTAGTACTTGATAATGAATTTGGTACAATAGATTATATTGATAGGTATCCACTTCTTTCTGATGTTAATACAGAAGGGAAGATTATAATACCTTCATTAAATATAACAGGATTTCCTGGCAGAGATGAGTTTTTAATATTAACAACAATATTTAAATTTAATGATGTTGTTCCTATTAGAAATCAATTAATTCAAATTGAATCTATTAATATAGTTGCAACAAAAAATGAAAGTATCTAATGAATATTTCAAATAGAATAAAGGAACAATTTCCAGAATATATTCGACAAGATCATCCGAAATTTGTAAATTTTATTGAAAATTATTACAAATTTCTTGAATCTGCCGAATTAAAATTATTAATGCAATCTGGTACTTTTATTGTAGGCGAAACTGTACAGGGTTCTGTGTCTAAAGCTGAAGCTATAATTAATTCAATTGACACAATAAATTCTAGAATATTTGTATCAACTCAAAATGCATTTGTTCCAGAAGATATTATATCTGGATCTACTTCTTCGGCGTATGGTAATTTTGTATCATATACACCAAATCCAGTTCAAACAATCGATCAACTTCTTGCATATAGAAATGTTGATTCTTCTATAGATTTATTTTTTGATGAATTCCGAAAAGAATTCATGGCAACTATACCAAAAAGATTAACGGATTCACTAGATAGAAACAATTTAATAAAAAATATTAATTCTCTTTATAAATCAAAAGGAACTACAGATGGTCATAAATTATTTTTTAAAATACTATTTAATGAATTAACTGATGTATATTATCCAGCAAAAGATATATTAAAACCAAGCCACGGTGATTGGGTATATGACACAATAATTAGAGTTTATGGCCAAATTTCTGACCCATCAGTATTAAATGGACAAAGACTTTATCAACGGAATGATCCATTATCATCTATTGTTAATAGTGCATCTGTTGATATTGAATTTGCTCATACTATATACGGCGATGAAGGTATCGAATTAAACATTAATAAAGAAACTATTAAAGGTAAATTTATTAGTGGAGAAATTGGTCATATTATGGGGACTGATGGAATTGATTATTATTTCGAATTAGCTGAATTACCAACAAAAATAATAATATCAAATTCTGGCCAATATTATAAACAAGGGGAAGAAGTAGTATTATCAGGATTTCAATTTCCACCAATAGCTAAAATATCTAATACTTCAATTGGTTCATTATTAGATGTTGATATAATTAATGGTGGTAATAATTATGTGATTGGTGATAAATTAATTTTCACTAATACTGGTTCACAAGGATATGGCACAAAAACGGCATCAGGAGAAATTGAATCACTTGGTGGTGAATTTACTCTTGAAGATAGTTTATCAACTATTATACAAGAAGATTATACAGAATATTTAAGTGGTGTTAATGGTAATCAATTTATTCAAGAAGATGGCACAGCAGACATATCTAGTATATTATTGCAATATAGTGGCCAAAATTATGATTCTATTCCTATATTATCAATATCATCAGTATTAGGTGAAGCAGAAGAAATTATATTAACATCTGACAATATTGGTGGTATATTAGATATAGATATATTTGAGCCTGGATTTAGATATACACCAATGGGTGATATTAATGCATATGAATCTTTAGTTATAAGAGACTTTTCTGGAATAGTTGATCTTACTATAATAGGAAAATATGTTACATCTTCGTCTGGTGGATCTGGACAAATTATAACTTTTTCACCATTAACAAAAGTATTAAAAGTTAGAGTAGATTCTGGCACATTTTTAATTGAAGATACTTTAAATATTAATAATAATAATGGGTATTGTAAGATTCATTTAAATGAATCTGCTAAAATGAGCATTTCAACAAGTGTAATTTTTAATTATCCTGGCAAATATATAGGTGAAAATGGATTTGTATCATCATTTGCAAAACGTATACAGGATTCGGTATATTATCAAGATTTTTCATATGTTGTTAAAATCGGAAGATCTATTAATTATTGGAAAGAAGAATTAAAAAGTACTATACATCCTGTTGGGTTTAATTTATTTGGTGAAGTTAATGTTATCAACTTACTAAATGTTGGTATTAAAGTGCCTACCGCTGATTGCACCACATTTACTCCAGATTTATTCTCTACATTATTTGTTATATTTGAAACTAAATTACAAATACCAGAAATTGTCTCACATGGAAGATATAGAATATCTAGATGGGATAAAAAGGAACATATAAGAACTAGTCCTATAACTGGAGTCAAAAATCAAAGAAGAATTGAACAATTTAAATTTGCACAAACTGAATTTCTACTAAATAATGAATGGGATCCAAATGGTAACTATGATATTTCATTAGAAGATAATACTGGTTCTATAGAAGCCGAAAATGGAGATTTAATTGTTCAACAGGTTGGAAGATGGCTACAATCAGATACATTGCGTTATGGTGGACATAAAGGTAGAGGATATCCAATAAAATTTATAAATGATTATTTTCCATCAATATCCGCTGTTATAGATTATCCTGAAAATTACACACCGATTACACCACCTTCAGAAATAACAATTAAAAAAATCATATAAATAATATAATAAAATATAAAGGCAATTCCTTATGAGTTCAATAGTATTAAATAAATTTAGAATAGAAAATGCAAATGTATTTTACGATTCATTTGCAAGCAGTAATTATTATCTTTCTTTAGGAAGGCCTAATTCTTGGGTTGATGATGAGTCACCACCAACTGCGTTTGAATCAAACCCACAAATATATAAAATTTATAGAGATATTATTTTCTCATTATATATAAATCAAGCTAGTGTAGCAATGGTTATTCCTAGAATAAATTGGATATATGATACAATTTATGATATGTATAATGATGGTTATTCATCATCAAATCCATCTAGTACTGGTGCTACATCATTATCAGATTCTAAATTCTATGTAATGAATTCATCATATAATGTATATGTATGTTTAAGTAACAATTCTGGTGTACCATCTACTATTGAACCTACAGGTACATCAATTAATAACATTGTTCCTTCTGATGGATATATATGGAAATATTTATATACTATACCGACATCAGAAGTACAAAAATTTCTTTCTTTGGATTTTATGCCAGTTTTAGAAGATAGTACGATTGCTTCATTTGCCGTACCTAGCTCTATTGAAACTGCTATAATAACTTATCCAGGCAGTGGGTATGTTACGGGAACACATACACTTGTTATGCATGGTGATGGTTCTGGTGGTAGTATTGATATAACTGTAGATTCTAATGGTATAATAGATTTTGTTAATATACCAGCAGTAAATATGGGAACAGGTTATTCTTTTTCCTATATAGATTTAACTTCAATAGAAGACACTTCTGTTACAACTGTGCCAGCTGTAATTGATTTAATTATTAGTCCTTCCGCAGGTTTTGGTGGAGATAATAAAACATTATTTAATGCCGTATTTGTTATGACATCAGTAACAGTTTCTGATGATGGTTCTAATAGTGATATTATCACAAACCAAGAATTTCGTCAAATATCATTAATTAAAAATCCTACATCTTCAGGAGGATTAACTACGGCATTATCATTATCAGCATTAAAAGTGATGAATGTTTCTGGATTTGGTACTACAAATTTTATAAAAGATGAAACGATAGTTGGTTCTAGTACTGGTGCCGAGGCAACAGTTGTTACTTTTGATCCGATCACAGGAAAATTGGAATATATACAACAATCAGAAACAGGACTAGGACTAGATTCTTTAGGTGATATTAAAGATTTTAGTACAGGAGATGTATTATCATCTTCAGAATCCGGTGCTGCAGCTGATGTGGACGGATTTACTGTACCAGAACAAGATTTATATTCAGGTAGTATATTATATACAGAAAATAGACCGCCAATATATCGGACGACAGACCAAGAAGAAAATATTAAATTAGTAATTGAATTCTAAATAGGAATAATAATGGGAATAAAAACAGATCTAAATGTCGCTCCGTATCATGATGATTTTACAGAGGACTCAGAATTTTACAGGGTATTATTTAGGCCTGGGTATTCTATTCAAGCTAGAGAATTAACCACACTTCAAACTATGCTACAAACCCAAATCACTAGATTTGGTAAACATATGTTTAAAGAAAATTCTATGGTTATTCCTGGCCAAGCCACTCTTGATTTAGAATATGAAGCCGTAAAATTACAACCTTCATTTGATTATCCAGATCCATTTGATACAACACAAACTATTTCATCTGAGCCGGATTATTATGTTGATGAATATATCGGTTCTATTATAACAGGTGCTACATCAGGTGTTTCTGCAAAAGTTGTTAATGCGGTTCAATTAACTTCAGATGATCCTATCACATTATATGTAAAATATACTAAAACGGGTACAGTAACTGCTACAGATGGAACAGTTTCTGAAACATCATTTTTCATTGAGTCTGAAAAAATATCTTCGGATAAAATTATATCTGTATTTTCAGAAAATGATAATTCTGCAATAACTTTAGATTCAGATGCTACAGCTGTTGGTTGTGCAATTTCAATTAATCCTGGCGTTTATTTTGTTAGGGGTCATTTTGTACAAAATATCCAAAAAACAATAATTCTAGATAAATATACAAATTTACCTTCCTATTCTATAGGGTTTAAAATTAATGAATTATTAGAAAATCCAGAAAATGATAACAGTTTATTAGATAATTCAACTGGTACAACAAACTTTTCTGCTAAAGGGGCCCATAGATTAAAAATTGAATTAGAGTTTACCGCCTTTAACTTAAATACTTTACCAGACAGTAATTTTATTGAACTTATTAAAGTAATAGATGGAATTATAGTAGAAAGGGTTAATCGTACTGATTATTCACTAATTGCTAAAGAAATGGCTAGAAGAACTTATGATGAATCGGGCGATTATACATTAGGATCCTATAATTTTAATTTAAGAGAACATCTCGACAATGGATATAATGGTGGTGTATACACAACTACAGGTGATGAATCTAAAATGGTTCTGCAAGTATCTTCTGGTAAATCATATGTTAAAGGGTTTGAAGTTCACACTCATATACCAAAATTTATAACTATTGATAAAGCTAGAGATTATTCATCTAAACAGAATGGATTAATTCCTACAAAATTTGGCAATTCTATTATTATAACTAACGTATCAGGTATGCCTGATATTGTTGGTGATCATTCTAATATTACACAATACAATGAAGTATTATTATTTGACAAATTAACTACTATAGTTGGTCAAAGTTCAGGAAATCAAATTGGTAGTGCCAGAATAAAAGCATTAGAATACATTATGGGGGATATATCAATACCCGGCGAGCCAGGATATAATGCCCATTTATTTGACATTCAAATGAATTTAGATATTGATGTTGATCAATCGTCATCATATGCAATTGGTTCTTATATAAAAGGATCTATATCTGGTGCTACTGGATATGTAGTGGAATCTACTACAAATCTTGGGTATGTAAAATTAAATAACACCACTGGAAAATTTGTAAACTCTGAAATTTTAGTATCATCAAATACAAATGATACCACTGGATCGTCTATATTAGGCTTTACTAAATGGAGTATTAGTAATGTTAAACAATTATTATCTACAGTTTTTGCTGGTGGTACTAATACATTCACTGCAGATGTAGATTTAAATAATTTTAAACTGATTATTGGACGGTCAACTTTAAATTATACTGCTGGTGTTGGTTATGGTACTGTGGATTTAACAGGGATTGGATCAACATTTGATCAAGAATTATTAATCGGTGATATAGTTAGATATGAAGATTTTGGTGTAACATTATCTCTTGTAATAACATCAGTTATAGATAAAGAAAATGCCACATCTGATATTATATCAAATAATGCAAGTGTTGTATTTTCTACTGCTGCTGAAATATTTAATGCAAATCTTACTAGAGTAAGAACCACATTAGATCCTGGCACAAATCCTACTCTACTATTCCCATTCAAAAAAAGGAATATTAAATCTCTTAAAATAGAACCATCTACAATATCAGATACTATATTTGAATATAAACGACAATATATAGGCGTTGCAGATTCTAATGGAACTATATCATTTAATTGTAGTTCCATTGAAACATTTGGAGATTTGACTAATAAAAACTATATATTATCTACTGAATCTGGCACACCTGCATATGTTGATATTAGTAGTAGTACTACAGGTATAGGTACAAATTCTATATCAATAACCAATACAAATTTAATTAATCAGTCTGTTAAATTATTAGCAACAATTAAAAAATCTATTGGACAAGAAAAAACAAAAACAATAAACAAATCTACTAAAAGAATAGTATCTTCTAATTCACTACTTGACTCTTATGGTCATAGAGTATTTGATGATACAATTTCTCTTGGAGTTACTGATGGATTTCAATTAAGAGCAGTATATGCTTCATCTGACCCGTTAAATCCAGCAGTTAGTCCAACATTAACTATATCAAATTTACAAGGTGCAACATCAGGAACTATTAATCCTGGCGATATATTAACAGGAGATCTTACAAACGCACTCGGTGTGGTTATTTCCTTTGATTCGACAACAAATGTTATTGAATATTATTCAACATCTTATAATTTTGCTGTAAATGAAACTATATTATATAATGATAATACCGCTACAATTTCTAGTTTAACTGATGGTGATGATAATATAGCCCAAAATTATATGTTAGATAGAGGACATCGACCATCTTATTATGATGTCTCTAGAATAGTTAGAACTAAAAATGGATTAATACCAAACCAAAAACAACTATTAATAATTTTTGATTATTTTACTCATTCATCAACAGGTGATTATTTTACAATTGATTCATACGAAAATCAGATTAATAGATCCGATATTCCTATTAATATAATAAACACAACATCTTATAGTTTAGGAGATGTTTTTGATTTTAGAAGTTCAGTTTCTGTTCCTACTACCAATATCAATCATTTTATATTTGCAAATAGATCATTTGATTCTACTGGTGCGAATGTTATCAATCCACCTAGAATAAATCATTCTATTACCACAGATTTTGAATATTATCTTTCTAGAATTGACCATCTTTATTTAAAACCTAATGGTGGATTTGTTATTCAAAAAGGTACTTCTTCAGAAGTACCAGTAGCTCCACCTCAATTGAAAGATTCGATGAAATTGTGTGCTATTAGTATACCAGCCTTTACCGAAGATTTAAGTCTGGTTAATATTATTAAAATTGATAACAAACGATATACTATGAGAGATATCTCTTCTATCGTTAAAAGATTAGACAGATTAGAATATTATACATCTTTAAATTTATTAGAATCTGATACTACGAATATGCAAATATTCGATGCTAATGGTTTTGATAGATTTAAATCGGGGTTTATGGTAGATAATTTTAATTCTTTTGCTTCAGGTAATTGGAATCATATTGATCATAATGTTTCTATTGATCCAGATATTGGTATATTAAAACCATCAATTTCAGTACGCGATTGGAAACTTCGCGAACATATTGACGATGCTTCATATATGAGATGGCTTCAAGAAGGACTTACAGAGACTCAAATATCAGCATCTAAAATTACAGCTGATATTAATAGAAGTGGTAATAATTATAGAAAAACTGGCCCTTTAATAACACTACCTTATGAAGATGTTATATTTACATCACAACATTTTGCTTCTCATATTGAAAATGTAAATCCTTATGCAATTCAAGTTTGGACATCTGGAACTTTAAAATTAGATCCGCCTGGCGATACATGGATAGATACAAACAGCACAAGACATGATATAAATGTAGCGGGAAATTTTGATGCTGTGGCAAGAGATGCGGCAACTATGGGAACATTATATAATGCTTGGACAAATGTAGGCTCACCAACAGAATCTACTGTATCAACTTCGCAATTAACAACTGTTGCTGGAGAGCCTAGAATTACTGGCCCTTTACAGGATCTCATGGGGATAACAGGTCTACCAATGAGTTCCTTGATGGATCCAGGCACCAATCATCTTGATTGGGCTGTCCTCGCACATCAACAGTTTATTACTCAGGGAGCACTCGCGGGATGGGTGGAAGAACAACCTAATATTAAACAGATGCTGGCAGATGATCCTAATATATTTGATGATATTGCTGATGAATTGGTAATGGGTGACGGAACAATCGGTGGAGATAACTCCCTTCGCCAACTAGATCTAGAAACCCTTCGGGGCATCCCTTTAGATTCCCCAGTATATGCTGGCGTAAGATATCTTAGGGAAACAACACAACAAACTGAGTTTCAAACAGAAAATTTTACTGATATAACAACCATATCACAAAACCAATCCAGATCTGGATTCACAATGCGAGCTGAGGAAGTAATTACTACGTCATTCACTGGTATGGATAAAAGAGAGGGTAGACTTCTTGCAAAAATAAGAGCAAACAAAATTCGAATTTCTGCTTCAAATATGAAGCCAAACACAACTATATATCCATTCTTTGATGGATATGCAATATCAACCAATGTTTATAATACAGATGAGTCTACCGGCCCATTTATGACTGATGAATCTGGTTCTTGGTCAGGATATTTCAATTTACCCAATGGAATATATGATACAGGGGAAAGTGTTCTTAAATTAACAGATCATAAATTTAATAGTAATATTAAAGGGATAGTAAAGACAACATCAGAAGGTGTATATTCTACTCATGGTAGAGAAATGATAGAAGACTGGAATTTTACATCTACTAGAAATGGTAGATTAAGTCCGGTAATGGTGACAGATCAAACTCTACTTAACAGTCCAGCTCATAAACGTACAGAAACATCTTCAACTACTTCTCAGCGGACAGGCCCGACTACGCAAGTGGACATTGGTGAAGCTAGTACTGATTGGGCTAGAGTAGACGGCAAACTAGTTTATATTGATCCATTAGCACAAACATTTGTTGTTGGTAACAATGAGCCTGGCGGTGTTTCGTCTGAGAGAGGCGGTGTATTTATAACTAAAGTTGATTTATTTTTCCAAACTAAAGATGAACATCTCCCTGTAAATGTATCTATAAGAACCACATTAAATGGATACCCTACAACAACAATTGTACCATTTGGCGAAGTTATATTAAACCCTGTAGATGTTAATATTCCAACACCTAATAGTGATGGTACTACACCAACTGAAATGATACCAACAACTTTTACATTTGAGGCTCCTATTCATCTTAAAGAAGGTCATGAATATTGTATAGTTATTATTTCTAATTCAAATGAATATACATGTTGGGTATCAACACTCGGTGAAAAAGATCTTGCTGGGAATTCTATTTCTACAAATCCACATCTTGGTGTATTTTTTAAATCACAAAATGCTTCAACATGGACACCAGAACAAGAAACAGATTTAGCATTTACTTTATATAAAGCTGAATTTGATACTGCTTCTTCTGGTCTTGTTAGATTTAAAAATAAATTATTAGTTGATGCATTTACAGTTATTCCTAATGGACTCGAATTTAAATCTGGACAAAATAAATTTAAAGTCCATAAGAGTAATCATGGATTTTCTCCAGCAACAACTTCACATACTGTACAGATTACTTCTGCTTCTGAAATTATTGCTGGTAATGGTATAGCGGGAATTCCATTATCAGAAATAAATAAAATTCATACAACTATCACTGATATAGAAACTGATTCTTTTTGTTTACCAACAACCACTTTTGCAAATGCAACAACCAGAGGTGGTGGTAGGATAATTAGAAGTTCTAGAAATCTTCCATATGAAATAATTCACCCAACATTAAGAACTATAGATTTTGAGGATACTTCAATACAAGCCAATATAACTACAACTACTGCAGGGTATAAAGATAAAAATGGTACTGTTATTGAAAGTGCTTATAATAAAACAAGATCAGAAAATATATCTTTAAATTCAGATTTTCGGACAGAAACACCTTCAATTCTTGCTTCTGACCTTAATGAAGCTTCATCAATGGAAGGATCTGAATCTTTAAATCTTAACATTATAATTAAATCAGAAAATAATAATGTTTCACCTGTTATTGATACAGATTTTATGTCTTGTCAATTGATTGCCCATAGAATTAATTCTGTTAATTCTGCAAGTGATGTAGGAGGTCTTACTGAATATGTCACATCAACAGAAGCTAAAGGTGATAATAATTTAGCTGTATATATTACAAGAGAAATTAAACTTGAAGTTCCTTCATCTTCTATACGAACTATGTTTGCAGGGGTTGTTGAGTCTGAGTGTGATATTATAGTATTATATAAATTAAAACCAACAGGTTCAACTGAAGTATTTGATGAAATTGGTTGGGAATATTATAATATTGATGGAAAACCAGATTTAACATTACCAGTATCATCACATTCTAGTGAATTTTATGATAGATTATATACTGCAGACGACCTTGATGAATTCGAATCTTTTGCAATTAAAATAGTTATGAAATCTACCAACCCAACTAAACAACCCACTATTAGAGATTTTAGATCTATAGCATTAGTATAATGACAGATAAAATTAGTTCAAAAAAGGTATATAGAGATGAAAATGGTTCATTAATCTCTAGAAAATCTGAATATGAAAAATATAAATTAAAAATGCAACCTATTAAAGATATAAATACTTTAAAAGGTGAATTATACGAATTCGTTTCAGAATTAAATAATATGTCTTTAATGTATTTGGAAATTAAAAATGATATTTCTGAAATAAAAATGTTATTACAAGAAATAAAGGAAATTAAAAATGACAATACCAGTAACTGAATTAAGTGATTCATTTGACCAATGGCGAGTAAATACAAATCAAAATGGTACAAATATTGGAGATACCGCAACATTGGCGACTACTTCTACTAATCTGACGGATGCGATTAACGAAACTCAGAACTTAGCACAAGCGGTGAATGATAATTCTATTGCAATGGCAATAGCACTAGGAGGATAATATGGCAAACAGTTTTAAAAATGCTGGTATTGAAGTAGGTACATCAAGAACAACTTTATATACATGCCCTGTATCAGCAACTGCAGTTATTCATGCATTATATATATCTAATGTGGGTACCGTAAATGCCACAGCAGATATTGAAATAACAATTGACGGTGGAACTACATATAGATATATCGGTAAAGGATTAGAAATACCAGACGATTCAACA